TCAACAACACCATCCTCAGTAAATGAAGATGATGATGATGCATTGTCGTATTTTGCTAAACTTGCGGAAGAATAATTCTTATTCAGTTTAATAAGAAGAGGTCGAAAGACCTCTTTTTTTATGTGCCCTGTTCTACTATTCCTGAAGTGCTTTGATTGAAAAATGCAAATTGTTCGTTAGTCATAGTTCCAGTAATTACTAGATCTGTCGTATTAAATCCACTAAATTTAGTTGAATTTACAATGCTTGTCACAGTAGATATATCTCCCGTAATTTTTGAAACATTTGAAATATCCACATTATCATAAGTATCTGCCAAAGTTAATATTGAATTAGCAGTTTCATTTGATGAAGTTATTGAGGTATTCATAATTTTCTTATTTTGATTATATAGTTAAGATGTTAAATTAGTTAAATCTGTTCTCGCTAATGAACTAGTAATGTAATTAGAACATTTTGTATACCTAACTACGTCTTTCAAATCATTGATAAAGGTAAGTAGATATCCAGTTCTTAGTAAATCAATGTTTCTCTTTTTTTCGTTTTCTTCTATTTCATATTCAAAATTAGTTACAGGTCTTGCAATATTATCAGTAGCAACAGTATATTCGTTCTTATCATCTAATTGTGTATTACCTGCCTGTGAAATAAGAGTAAAACGATTTGTTGGAAAGCGTAATGAACTACCATCCATCTTAAAATCTGCGTCAACGATTAGATTTGGTGGTAATATTTGACGACCTTGACTATCTTTTATTTCATATGTTTCATAATGATGAACTTCATTCATTTTTGCCTCTGTGCCATATTTGTTTAATGTATGATCGTATATTTGATAATCTTGAAGTGGCCACTCGTCAGTAATATTTGTTATACCTGCAGTTAATATTACAACAAAATCATATCGTGAACTACCATATACATCTTCTGCAATTGTATCAGGTCTTTCACCATCTTCTATAACGTACTTATTAAATAATGATACATTTTCTTTTAAGTAATCATATAACTTTGATCTGCGAAATATATTTTTAATTTCAATCAAATCACCAGTCGAACTTTTATCTGGTAATGGTGATTGGTATAATATGTTAGGTAAATGTTTGAAATATGCCATTAGTAACCAACTCCATTGGTATCATTTTCATAGAACTCTGCATAATCCTCATGATAAATTGGATTGAGTTCTTTAAATGTAAGACTCATTTGAATACTCACTGGTGTTCCATCTGCATATGATGCAAAAGTGCCAGCGTTTGTATAATTTACCGACATACCAGTTAAGGCACAATGTTTGAAACTGTTTAAGAAAGGATGGTCTGCACCATTATGTAAATATCTTATTTGAAATACATCTGGTGATTTCAAAAATATTCCTCCTTGTCCACTTACAGGTTGACCATCACCACCTAATCCTTTTTTAGCAGCCATTGAACTTTTGAAAGCACGAATTATATGTTTTACCATCATTGATTCATCATAATTTCTTGGTGAAAAAACCACATTCATTGGAAATGAACGTAAATTAACACTATTGAATAATAATTCAAGATTATTATTCAAAACTTGACCAGTCGCTCTACTAATCGCACTGTTAACGCTTATGTTATTACCTTGAGGGTCAATTGCTTTTCCTGCGATACCAGCTCCCACTGCTTTTTTAAGGTCAGCTGATAAATCCATACCTTCAGTAGCAGCAGTTGTTAAAAGTGTTTTTAAATCTTCAAAGGTTTGACCAGGTTTTTCTACAAAATTAGCTGCTGCTTGTAATCCTGCTAATTGGAATACGTTTAATGTATCGTCACCCCAAGTCACAGTATTAGTATCATTAACATCTTGTGGTATTGGCAACTCAACATAGTAATGATGTTTCATTCCTGAATTTGATATTTGATCAGAGGAACCTTGATTTTCAAATTTTAGATTAGTGGGTACTATTTCTATGTTACCATCCTTATCTCTCAACGCATCTCCTTTTTCATATTTTTGACCTTTATAAACACCTGCCTTATCTGTCCTTTTAAGTGTGAATCCAGTGCTAAATGACGTGGTTTGTGGGAGATATTCAAAACATTTTATCAACAATCTTGTACCACTAGCTTCATCGGGAGTTATTGCAACAGGATAACTCATTGCTTTTGGGTGGGGTAAATGCCTCGCTTTTGTTTTTTTACCACCACCTAAATTAGTTTCTTTATCTTTTTTGTTATTTTGTTGTTTATCTGTTTTTAATGTGCCATTGACTTTAACGACTTGACCATATTGATTTCTGACTCCACCGCCTCTCCATCTTCTTCTATCATTAAAATTCCCAGTTCTTGATGTCATCGACCTTTTTTTTAACTATTTAGTCTGATTCTGCCAAATGGAATAGTCCGTAGGTCTCTAAGTTCCATTTCATCAACTTTATATAAACCACCTACAACTTCTGGGAAGGTGTATTGTCTCATTTCACCCCAGTGAAAATTAAGTCCCTTAAATCCCCATTGAAAAACATCTGTCACTGCAACAAGGGGGTGAGCATCATATCTTATATTAGGAGTTTTAGGTTGATATACAAATACATAATAGTTTCCTGCCTCTGGAACGTTACTTCCTTCAGTCAATACTTCTAAAATATCTTGTGCTAAATCATCAGGATTTTCATTCCCGATAAGTTTTTTCATTATGGGGTCGATGCGACTCATATTCCTAACTCTTTTTCTGTAACTACCTTGAACTCCCACTGACGGTCAGCACAGAACTCCCGTGCCATTTTCCATTTTGCTTGGTTCTTTGCATATTCATATGCTTCACGAATGTATCCTTTTGTTTGTCTTTTTGGTTTCACGGGTGGTTTTGTTTGTTTTGCTGGTTTTACTTCAATCACATATCTTTTTATTTTTCCACCTCTTTCCTTGACTTTCATATAGAAATCAGGAAAGTATCTGTGCACTCGATTATCAACTGGTGAACGATATGGTATCGCTATCTCTTCACTAGCCCATTCTAATATATTATCATTTTTATCACAATAAACCATGAACTTTCTCTCCCAGAGTGACCTGTAAATTATATTAGTTGGATCACCTTTATACTTTCTGGGATAGGAGGGGTGGTATTTTCCCTTATAAGACATCTAAATACATATGATATGTAATTTTATTTAGAGTGCCAGCACCAAGACCAAGACCAATATCTGATATATTACCAAGATTTCAAAACGTAGCACAATCTTCTCATTATATTGTAAAGTTTGCTCTACCCCACAGTTTTGATGGTGACGGATTGCGTTCATACTTAAGAAGAAAGGGAGTAAATGATAGATTTGTTTTAGAAGATGCAGGTTTATTATGTAGCAATGCTGTTTTACCTGGCAGTTCATTAATGAACATTGATACTCGTGGTAATTTTCAGGGAGTAATTGAGAAATTTGCACATACTCGCAACTTTACTCAAATTGAATTAGAATTTTATGTTGATAATGAATATAAATCAATGAAGTTTTTAGAACATTGGATGGAGTATATAACTGGTGCGATATCTGATCCAACAAGTGATGCTTACCATTTTGAACTTAATTATCCTGCAGATTACAAGTCAAATGAAACAAAAATTGTAAAGTTTGAAAGGGATTATAATCGCTTTTTAGAATATCGTTTCATAGGTTTATTTCCAATAGCATTAAATTCAACAAGAGTATCTTATCAGGGTTCACAGGTTTTAAAGGCATCAGCATCGTTTAGTTTTGATAGGTATATATGTGGTGAATCGTCATCACTAGCAAGAGATTTGGGAAGAGCATTCAATGAAATATTTGGTATAAGAGGTAATCCCATCAAAGATGGTGGTAGTGTTAAGTATAATACTAATGTACTAAACGAAGCAGCATTTGGTCCAATAAGGGGTATAAGTAATTCAAATTTACCAGTCTCTGGACCAGGTTCAAATAATTCTAATGATCCAACAGGTCCACAAAAAACACTGGGTGACAGGGATATAGGATCAGGATTAACTATCTTTTAAAGGTTTGAAAAACCTCTATAAATAATCACACTGAAGTGCTCAGAATATTATGCCTTTACCAAAAATTGCAACACCAACTTATGAGTTGGTTCTTCCCTCATCAAATAGAAAAATCAAATATAGACCTTTTCTTGTTAAGGAGGAGAAGATTTTAATAATTGCCTTAGAGTCTCAAGATCAAAAACAAATTGCGAATGCTGTAAAAAGTATTTTATCAACTTGTATATTGACAAAGGGAATAAAAGTTGAAAAACTATCTACCTTTGACATCGAATATTTGTTTTTAAATGTACGTGGTAAATCTGTTGGAGAACAGATTGAAGTGATGGTTACTTGTCCTGATGATGGAAAAACACAAGTTCCAATGTCAATTAATATTGATTCTATAAAAGTTCAAAAGTCAAAAGACCACAAAGCAGATATTAAATTAGATGATACTTTCACTTTAAAAATGAGATATCCATCTCTGAGTGAATTTATTAAATCTAATTTTAATGCAGGTGATGTAAAAGTAGATGATACTTTTGAATTAATCGCATCTTGTATAGATCAGGTGTACTCAGAGGAAGAGTCTTGGACTCAGGAAGATTGTACAAAGAAAGAATTAGTTGACTTTTTAGAACAACTTAATTCATCTCAATTTAAAGATATTGAGAAATTTTTTGATACAATGCCAAAACTTTCTCATACTGTTAAAGTAACGAATCCTAACACAAAAGTTGAGAGTGACATTACAATAGAGGGGCTGCAGAGTTTTTTCGGATAAGTATGGCACACGAGGATCTAGTGTCATACTATAAATTGAACTTTGCTTTGATGCAGCACCATAAATATAGTTTAACAGAACTTGAAAATATGATACCGTGGGAGAGAGAAATTTATGTTTCACTTCTCCAACAATACATTGAAGAAGAAAATCTAAAAGCACAACAAGAACGCAATGGATGAGTTCGGTTCACCAATATCAGGAGGAATAAGAGCAGTTAGGAGAAATATTTCTTCTAGTTTTTTTGGTGCACCAAGACAACCTCAAGCAGATCCAATTACAACTGATTTGCTGCAACAGCAATCCTTACAATTGACATCAGTATCAAGTCAATTACAAAAAGTATCCCAACAAATATCTGGTTTAAATTTTAATTTAAAAACAGTTAAAGAGAATTTAGCATTAAATGAACAATTAGAAAAACAAAGAGAAGCAGCAAGACAAAATAGAGAGAGAATATTAGCAGAGCAGGGATTAAGAGAAGGAAAAGAAAGTGAATTAGAGAAAAAGATACAATCATCACTTACAAAACCTATTGAAAGATTAGGTGTAAAAACGCAGGGTATTTTAAATAGATTAACAACTTTCCTATTTACATTAGCTGGTGGTTGGTTAACGTTAACAGGCATTGATTTATTACAAGCGTTAACTGAGGGAAATGTTGATAAGATAAACAAATTGAAGACAAAATTTTTAGTTGGATTGGGTGTTATCGTTGGATCTTTCACTGCAATTTCGATTGGAATAAAGAAAGTCATAGGTATATTAGGAGTATTTGCAGGAAATGTTGCGAGAGTGGCATTTGGTGGTATACTGAAAGCATCACTTAGAGGTGTTCAATTACTACTTGGTGGTCTTGTTAGAAAAGCAGCAACCATTCCTTTTGGATTATTTGGTGGTGGTGGATTTACACAGTTTGTAAGAAGTATAGTTGAAAATATTATTGCCTTAAAATTTTTAGGAGCGGGTGGTGCAGGTAAGCAGAATGCTGCTAAAGCTGCAGCAAGTACATTCTTTAACAATACTAAAAAAAAGGCAAGTAGAACAAAAATCAGTGTATCAACAGGGTCTAATCCCTTTTCTAGGACTATGAAAAATGTCCAAAAAGAATTTTCAAAAAATGTTGGTAAAGTAAAAAGCACATTATTTCCAACAGCAGATGATGTATTTGTAAAAGCTGCAACACAAAAACCAGGTGGTATGGTAAATCCTATGAAGGTTGCTAGGGAGTCTGGACTAAACCCTCTTAAAAATACAATAAAAAATCTCTTTAATAAACTACCAGGAAAAAATATGTTGCTAAAATTATTAGGAGCAGTTGGAATAAAAGGAGGACTGAGTGGATTATTAAAGAAATTTGGAGGACCATTTGGGTCATTTGTTATTAGACTTGCAATGGGAGAAGGGTTAGGCAGTGCTTTGTTGGGTGCAGCGGGAT